CTTTACCATCACCTTGTGCTTTACCATCACCTTGTGCTTTACCATCACCTTGTGCTTTACCATCACCTTGTGCTTTACCATCACCTTGTGCTTTACCATCACCTTGTGCTTTAGGATCTGTTACGATTGGACGTTTTTTCAAAGATCCAATTGCTAGTAATGTTAACGGTATACCTAAGATTCCTGATGCACCATCTATATCTTCTGTCTCTAATGCAGCAGTCAGTGAACTACAATCAAATTTTCCAGCCTTTATAGAATTGTTAAGTCTTGTTTTTTCTCGTTCTAAGGTTGCCATGTCATTGACTGGACCAGCAACAGTTTTTTTATCTCCATTACTGTGGTATATTAGAAACCAGTTTGCACCTTCTTGATCTAAAACAAAGAAAGAATTTTGGCACGGATTATCTTTTGGAGCAGTATCAGATGTTTTGCCTCCATACCTTTTGCCAAACTCTTTACCTACTTTGGCTGCTGCCTGTCCACCATCTGCAGACTGTTTTTCTGTTGATTTTGGTTTTGGTTTTGTGAAGGTTGGCGCTATGGGCGCTAGTCCTTGAGGACTTTCTTGCGATTTTTCTTCTGGTTTAGCTGTAGAACTTTTTTGTCGAGACGCAAATGTTTCGCCTTCACTGTAAGGCACTTCTTTACCGTCTATTATTTCGCCATCTACAGAAGCTGGATTTGTCCAGTCTCTGTTGTTAACATTGCCGTACCATTGCTCAATTTTGCCATCTTTTTTCCAATAAAATTTACCATCTTTGAATTTTAGAGGTATGGTGTTACCTAAGTTGCCTTTATGGAAATGAGTTGGGTTGTCAATATCACTGCCTTCGATCAAAGGACGATGGACGATATAATCAATTTGTTTCATTTTGTTCGCGTAGCACCTGTAGCTGGATCTGTTTCACGCTCTTTACGAGCAACTTCTAGTTCAGCTAATAGACTCATTACTCTGTTAGCGCCTACATCCTCTTGAGCAGATTCGTCTGTCATTTCTGGATTTGTAAGTAAAACTTCGTATGGTGAATCATCTTCTTCTTCGTTAGCATACATTTCCATTGGCTCATTTTCACCTCGTACAATCAAATGTGATTGAGGGAATGCTAAGTCATTTGAAAGTTGATTTTCTAATACAGCACTTGTAGTTGGATATGATGTAACTACTTCATAGTGTGTTACTTCAACATTACGCAACCTCGGAAAGTCCAACGGTGATTCAGTAATAGGAGTGGTTTTAGATTTTGAAAAAGACACAATTTCGTATTTGTTCAATGAGCGTTCCATATTGTCAGCAAAGTTTTCTGGAAGTTCGCCAGCAGCTCTTACAATAAACTTGTATGTCTTTTTATTATCTCGTAAATATTCAGCAAAGTGTTTCATAATAAATTCCTTGTTTTACCTATTTATCAATATTCTTGAGCTTCTCAATCAGCGAGTTTCTGTCAGTTATTACAAAGCCTTCAGTTTCAACTGGCGTAGAATTTTTTACTGCTGTATCTTTGTCTAGCTTTTCTTTCTTTAGCTGTAGCTCAACCATTTTAAGTTTCTTATCCATCTTAGCTACTTTAGAATCTAAATTAATCTTTAGCATTTGTCCGGCTACTTCAAATATACGTCCGGAAAATCTTGACTCGACATTCATACCCAAGTCCATTAAATCTTCATAAGCATCCATGGATTTGCTTGATACTTCGTCAAGCTCGTTGTCGCCCATATCGCCTAAGCCTTTGACAGCGGGTAGAGCTGATGCTATCTTGTCAAAATCTTCTATAGAACGTAGAGTGTCGTTTGCTTTTGACTGTCTTGCTCGTCTTTTTGGTTTACTTTCTTCCTCAATAATCTCCTGTGACTCAGGAAGATTTAGAAGTTCTTCTAATTTTTTCATTGACAAACCTTATGAATTAGTATATAATATTTATTTACGACCCGTGTGAAACATTTCGTTTTCTGTTATTACTCGGAATATCATTCCTTGTTGTTTACAGAAATCTCTTGCTGCGGACCACTTGGCTTGGTTTACGATGTAGTGTGCTTGGTTGTGTTTGTTGCGTCCAGTAGCTTCTCTCATTGCTTGGTTAGCAGGTTTGACTTCGATTATCTCAGTTTTTACAGCGCCGTTTCTGTCTTGGTATTGTATAAGGAAGTCGGGGACGTAGGTTGTTTTCTTGCCTGTGAAAGGATGTAGGTATGGAATGCGTAAAGGTTCTGATGCCCATTGTGTGATGGATGTATGGTTATCACAGAATCTCATAAACTGTAATTCCCATGAGCTTCTGTAAATAGGGCGGGATTTGCCCATGTATTTTTCTTGGTGAGATACTTGATATAAACCTTTAGCAAACCTAGGCATATTAATCTCTTAATAATATATTGCCTTGATATTCTGTAGCTACAGTAATATTCTTTATATCAGATACGTTTGTAATTTCAAGATATTTATATTCATCAGAATCTGTAATTGAATCTAGAATGTTACGTTCTTCATAACTGCCTGCTCTTGTATTAGTCCTAAAACCTAATTGTGAAACTTTGTGTCTAGACTCATTAAGAATTTTTAAGATGATTGAATTAAGCTGAAGTTTATTTAATCCTTTTATTGTATCTAGCAGTTCAAATATTTTTAAGCCTTCTTTTTTAGCTTCAGATAATAAAACCTGTGCAAGAGCTTGTGAAGCAGGTTTTCCAAAGCCTCTTTTTTGGAAAAAGTTTACAACTGAATCATAGTCATTAGCAGCAAACTCTAACTTCTCTGTAAACCTGTCATTAAAGAAAGCTACAATTTTATCAGATGATGATGTGGTAGTAGCTGAAAAATTTGAATTACTCATCTGCTCCTCCAAATCCTGATTCTCCACTCACTACATTATCATACAAACCTGAAACGCCTCCTAAAACAAGTCCGCCTACTTCTTGCATTACTCCTGCTTCAGTCAATTGGCCCATATTTTTTAAAATATTAACTCCGCCAATAATTGCCCCTAATGTCGTCATACCTTTTCCTGTTTGTTTGTAGTCAAAAAGATCAGCTACGGATCTGTTGTTATCCCCACCAACGAAGTTGTTTATTATATCTCCTGCTGCTGTTATGTTGCTTAATAGACTAACAGAGCCACCACCAGTAATATTTAATGGACTAGGAGTAACATCATAATGTGCCAAATCACCAAAGCCAGTTGGATTAGTGTCATTCAATCCTCGTCCTGCTGAGGTAGAACCTCTTTCAATCCATACAGTTTCATATCTAAATGTTACGTTCAGATCGTTAGTTTCACCTCCACCAGCATAATTCATATCGCCATACCGCCAACTCTCAATCATAGGATTTACAAGTTTAAATTTAGTAAAGGTATGTCGTGTCATTTGATTAATGTGAATTGAATTAAAGAAAGGATCACCCCTAACTCCAAAACTGTTTAGTCCGTGCAGTGTTTGATTAGCTGTACTTCCTTTGTATGTATTATCTAGTAATGGTGGTCCACTCACTGCTGGTGATGCTTGAGTGTATCCTGCAACACCTGCTATACTACCTTGTGTATTATTTCTAACAAGTTGTTTTCTATACCAAGGATACACATCTGTACCATGCGGGTCAGTATAATAATACCTAAAGTATGCTTCTAACATTCCTGTCATCATTCCAAGATTGTCATCATGGAATGCCATTGACAGTGGTTCGTATGTTACACCTGTTTGTACATTTTTTGTTCGGTTGTATTTTTTCTTTGTCTCTACTTGTACCGTAAAAGATGGCAAGTCTGTTTGCTTAACCATCAATCCTGATTCTAAAGTATGCCTATCTTTCCATGTAGGTAAAACTTTATTAACAGCATCTTTATTGATGTCAAAATATACATGATATAAAAATTTGACTTTAGGTGCAAGTCTAAATTGATTTTTGACAAACGTTCTAGATGCGTGAGAATAATCTGCTAAATTTCCTTTTGGATTTAAGACTCCTGTAACTAGATTGTCGAAAAAGCCGTTAAAAATATTGCTCATAATTTATGTCAAAAAAATATGAGGGCATAGCCCTCATATAATTTAAATACCACCGCCAGTTGACAAGGTATTAATTGTTCTACCAATAGCTGATCCAATACCTGTTCCTTGAGGTGATTGGATTGCGTTGTCGTACTTGACAGTTAAGGCAATTGTTACAGCATCTGATGTTGCGTAACTCAATTGTTGATATGCTGCGGATGACACATAGCATCCGTATAAATCAAATGTTTCTAAAATATTAGCAACATTAGCTCCGTTACCACCGTCTAAAATTTCTACTTTCATAGAAAATTTATAATCTAGTCCAGAAGCTGCACTTGATTGCTCATAAAAATCTAGTTGTTTCTGTAACTGCTCACCTACTAATCTTTGAACTTGATTAGTTGCGTCTTCTCTCAAGTTCACAGTTAGTGGCTCCCAGCTATGTTTTCCAGCTAGGTTAATTTTTGAGTTGTAAACATCTAAAACTATATCTTCAAAAGTAACACTAGGTCTCGTGACATCAATCACTTGTTTTGTTAATTCAGTTGTAGGTGTCGAAACTCCAAAATTTAAAAATGATACTCTAAACCTATACTGTAGTTTAGGCATCAACAGGCCCTGCGTTACCGGTGAATCACCGCTTGCTAATGGCACTGTCATTTTTGATAAAGTTGCTATTGACATCTAAATGACTCCTTATTAATATTATTTATGCTCTCACAAACCAGCTATTTCGCCAGTGTTCTTGATTCTGATTGGAATGTAAATAAACTCAATCGCCTTTACAGGCTCAATAGCAATGTCTACATACAATTCATTTCTATCAATTCTTGCTGGTGTATTATTAGTTTCATCACATACAACTAAGAAGTCATAGAGGGCTCGTAAGCCTACAAGTTCAAGTAACATAGTTTCTACCTGTTGCTTAATCTCGTCTCGTGTAATTTTATCGTTTGGTTCAAACAAATAAGGCTTAGCAAGAATACGCAAGGTGGTTCGTAAATAAACAATAAGTCTAGCCACGTTAATTCTATCTAATGCGCTAGGTACAAGTTGTCTTGTCTTTTGTCCAAAACATACTAAACCTGCTCCAGTTACAAAAGTAATTGGGTTAACATTATTTGTATATAATGTATCACGCAATCCTTCATTAAGAGCAATACTACGGAATTCGCCTTCAGCATCAATATAACCAGAGCTTGATGCGTTTGTGATGTTACCACGTCTTGTTCCTGCTGGAGCAAACCACGGATAACTTACTTGATCTGACAATGCTATAGTTCGTAGCATCATATGACTTGCTGGTACAACAATGTTATTACCAAAATTATCGCTTGTGTATCCTGATGGATAATAAACTGCCATATATGGATCTGTAGTAACTAATCCATCAGCATTATCTTCAACTGCTAAGTTTTGGTTAGTTGCCCAATTTTGTAGAATTGTTCCATTATTTTGTAATCTAAATGGTGAGTCACCAATAATAAATGCAGTCAATCCTCTGTCATAGTTTAATGATTTCATTTCACCTAACAGTTCTGGATATCCTGGACACGCCATTAAGTTAAACAACTTAGATTCATCATCACGAATTTCTTCATTTGAATTTACCATTGCTTGTAACTTTTGAATTATAACCTTACGTTGAGCATGATATCCAAATGATCCAGCTCCATTTTCTTTATTGCCAGATTCTGTAACCCATCTATCACGAACATAATAACCAGTTGTTGGATCACCCATTGGCTCATCGTTATAGCGAATATTTTTCTCAGCTCTGTCAATATAATTACGGACATATCGCTTCACATTAAATCCACTTCTACGTAAATTAAACAGCAACATGCCTTTTGGATATAGCGCAGGATCTGGTGAGTCAGGATCAACAAAATCGCTTCCTAACAGATCAGAAATTTCTCCTGCTTTATCTGAATTACTTCCAGCAGTATTGTATCTAACATCTGCAAATAAAATACCATCCTCAGTAGTTTGATCCGTAGAGTCAACAGCGAACCATCTATTTTCTACAGGCAAATCTGTTCTATCGCCGTTGTAACGATGCAGAGCAGGATAGTTTTCTAAGTCTGCTGTGTCAACCCATAAGTCTCCAGTTACAAGTGGCGTACCATCTGATTGTGTAATAGGAGTTGATGCCATTACTAGTGGTCCAGCTGGATCAGTTTGTAAATGCTCTTCTATATTGTAGTATGGACTTTGTCGTGGACTTTGTCCGCTTTGTCCATCATACAAATAACCAACAAACTCATATCCATTATGAACAAGAATATCTACCTCATCAACAATAGCATTATACCAAAGTGCATTATCTACAGTAGCTGATAACAGTTCGTCGTCGCTTGCTGTATATTTCAATACATCCCATAGACTTGCTCTCATTTTCAATGGTGTAGAATTTTCATCTGTGCCTTGTGCATAAAACAAGTTAAGAGCACCAATGCCTTCATTGTATGGTACAAATCCTGCTTGGTAAAGAATATTGTCGCCCATAGTTGAGTCCCATGTAAATTCAATATCTCCACCCAATGCGTGTTCAATTACAACTTTGTTATAAACATTTACTCTAGCACTTACATTTGGCACATTAGCATCATTAATAGCTGAAGCTAATACATCTGCATCTGTAAATTCACCATCATAGTTTGCTGTAATAGTATATACATCACTCATTGCGCTTGTTCCACTGTCAGTAGATGACATTTGGAAAGAATGTGTGCCTATTGACATGACGTCTTTGTTAATTTTAACTCCACTCACACTTGTTGGCTTAATGCCTGAACGTCTAAAAAACTTTATAGTTCCTAATGGACGATCGTCGTCGGAAACATTGCTTAAGGCATATAACGTGCCTGCCAATAAGTTTTCTCCACCACCTGCTCTATCTAATTCATACAATGCCTGCTCATGGGAATCATAAATGTTTACATCTTGTTCATCCCAAAGTTTTGTAGAGTTATTCCAGGCTAAAATATTATATTTTGAACCTAAATTTGGTGTAGTTGTTTTCAACCAAAGTGATCCACTTGGACGTGGTGTGTCATCATTTGTTTTGTATTCTGGAACATTTGTATGACGAGAAATCTGCATCTTAGGAATGTAATATGTTGCTTGGTTAGTGGCAGAGTCAATAGCAATACCAAAACCGTCGTCGCCTAATGGACCTGCAGGATTATCTGGGCTTGGAACATTAATCAATGTGATAGAATCAATTGTGTTTCCTAAGCCATCTGTTCCGTCTGTGTAAATCTCTAATCGTCCGTAGACTGATTTAGCACGAATGTGTCCTGTTGAAACAAAAGCATTTTCAATCTTTGAAACAATCTGAGGTGTTGAATCACCTTGTTCTACTGTAATAGGAATTGAAACAGTTGACGCCTGATCATTAGTTGTAACAATATTGAATGATCCTGGAGTAGTTTGATTGAATACTGGGTTAGCATTAATGCCTCGGATGACTGGATGTGATTTTATCCACGCAGGACTTCCAATCAATACCCATATTCCGTCTGAGTTTCTATAAAAAATTCTATTAAGAGTTGATGTAGTAATAACAGCATAGTCACCTAAAACACCAACTGATTTTTTTGGAATAATACCATCATAACCATTTATATCAAATGTTCCAGTGTTTTCTGTATCGTTTACTTCTGTAATAACAATTGGCTCTTTTGTTGAAAATCGTTGCCCGTTATCTATAATAGATGCTCCGTTCCATTCTTGAACACCCCACAGACTTGTACTAGTATCAAACCAATATGTTCCATCAGTTGGCTCGCCGCCTGGTGCTACTGCTGTAGGTTCTAATTCGTTCAAGTCAATATCTGCTCGACATACCCATGCACGATTTGCTACTCCTAAATAAGAGTAAGCGGCTTGTAATCCATATTCATTTACTTCACTAGCATGGATTGGATTGTTATTTGAATCTGTTTGAAAAA